TATGGCACCAAATGATAGATTTTGCTCTTTTTGTCTAAACTCAAAATCAATATTGTTGCCCGAAACATACTGTACGGGTTGTACTGCTTTGAAATTAAAAGACAAAACAAAAAAAAGAGGATTGAACTTTTTAAAAGTAAGTGCTAAGTTGCAAAACTCAGAGCATGAAAATAAGTCCTCTTGCTCTGAGATGGGTATGTAATGTATAAAACATACCCATCCAATTTACTTTGGAATCAATATAATGAATTCTCTCACAAAATCTCAGAAAAAGCTTCTCAAAGAAGTTTCCGGCGGACATATCATCTATAAATTTATGCAAAGATTTAGAATATCATTTCAAGAAGCTGTTACCTTATTTGCTAAAGAACATTCTCTTGCAAAAAGAGGATTCATAGGAAAAGAAATCAAATCATTTTAAATTGGGTTGGAAATTTCCGGCCGGCAATTAACCTCTGTGGATTCATGGGGGTTTTTTGCTTCATAATTGCTCACGAGCAATTCCTCGATCAATTAATTGATTGAAATTCATTTCCCTTGCCAAAAATCAAAAATTCACTATCCTATTTGTGACAAGTAAAATTTTTACTTAACATTCCTAGGAGTAGTTTTATGCAAAAGCAAAGAAGTAATGGTACTTATTCCGATAGAGGAATTAAGCAACCGCAAGAAGGTTCACAGCATCATATGACTGAAGGTATGAAGGGAAAAGATCCCGACAAAGGTCCTCCAGTTGTCGAAGGTGCTTATATGTTCGATAAGGGTTATAAATCGGATAACGATCATTTTGCACCACCTGGCGCATTCCCACAAGATGAAGAACGAGGAAATAGATACATGAAGAATCAAAATGATATTGTTGCTAGGGATTCTTCCAAAATGAGAAAGCAAAAGTTTAGCAAGATTCATTAATGTTAGTACCCTACGACACCACAGGACAGCAATTAGGCGAAACACGCCAGGCTATGACTAAAACCCTCATGAAAGATATTGAGGGTATTGTCAATAAGTATAAGCATCTCAAAGAAAAGTATTATATTTTAGTGCATGCAAAACCTTATCCAGATGCACCAAATAAAATAAAGATTAAATTTCTTGCGATGCATCAGAAACCTAAGATGCTGCTGTCATGTGTTCTATTTGGAGTCAATAATGAAACTGGAACATTGACAATAGAATGGGCCTTACCAGGTTCTTGGCCCGTATGGTCTGTAGGTGGTACTAACGAGCCTGTTCCTGAGGTAATAGGCTCCATAAACAAGCTTAAGAATGAGTATTCATTAGATTATCTCATTCCTTACTAGAATTTTTTAATGACGAGTAATGTTTTTACTTGTCTCGTGGTGCCGACGGAAAAGGGCAATAAACTTATAGGGCGATATATGCATTGACGCCGAATGCGAGGATATAAATGACTGACGAAACTGAAGTGCAAGAACAAGTTCAAGCACAGGAAGACACAAGTTCACAAATAACCCAAGACCAAATTGCCGAATCCGGGAATATGGTCGAGGAACAGCCTAGAAATGATCCTAATTCCCATAATTGGAAAGAAGTTCATAACGTTCTTAAAATGCAGAAACAGCAGATTGAAGAACTCAACTATAGGCTTATGGAGAAAGAAAAGCCTCCACAACCTATTGAAAAAGATGAATTCGACGACTTAGACCCTGAAGATACTATTACAGTAGATAAAGCGCGTAAAATGGCCGAAAAGATTGCTGATAAAAAGGCAAAGGAATCGGCGCAAAAATACGTCCAGGAGTATGCGCAGCAACAAACATTGAAAAATGATGAAGATCGCATGCGGTCGAAAGTCGAGGATTATGACTACGTTATTGAGAACTTTGTTCTTCCCATGATTAAAAATGACCCGGCTTTAGCATATAAGATTCAGCAATCCAAAAATCCCGCTGAAACTGCTTACAAGCTAGGAAGAATTTCGGATGAATATGAAGGAGCTACCATGAAACAGCAAACGAGCCCAAAGGCCGAAAAAGTGCTTAAAAACACCTCAAGACCTGTAAGCGGGAATGCCGTTGGTTCCCCTCTCAAAAAGCAGGCCGACGATTTTTCTAAAATGTCTCAAACGGAAATATGGAATCTGTCTCAGAAATATGCACGAGGGGCATAATATGAGGGATTTTAATGACAATTACAACAACCAACTCGCTACCAGCTCCTATTCAGCAATGGTTCGACAACGTGCTTTTAAGCCGACCTATGCCAAAGTTGATTCACAAGCAGATGGCGTTAAAGAAAGAACTTCCACCTAATAGTGGTCGTATTGCTAGATATCGTAGATATACGAACTTGCAAACTGCAACAGTACCTCTCCCAGATTCAGGCTTAACGCCTCCAGGACAGGTTTTGAATGCGGTAGATATAGATGCAAGACTTGACTTTTATGGAACGTACGTAACAATTACGGACCAAGTCATGTTTATTAATCAGGATCCCGTTTTGAATCAGACTGTAAGCCTTTTGGCACAGTCAATGAGAGAAACTGAAGATGAACTGATTAGAAATATGTTGGCTGGTACTGCGTCAGTTATTAACTGCACAGGCGGTACTAATGGTGATAACCCAACAGAATTGGCTCGTAGCGATATTGACGCTACTGTTCTTGCATTGCTCGGTAACGATGCAATCATGATCAGTGACAATATTGAAGGTAGCTTGAAATTCGGTACAGCTCCAATTAGAGAAGCTTTTTGGGGTATGATGAATACAGCAATATTGGATGACTTAGAAGCAGTGACCGGATTCGTGTCACAAGCTCAATATCCATCTAATATGAATATTTTGAATGCCGAGTGGGGATCTATTGGAAATATTAGGTTTTTATATAGCTCAAAAGGCTCTTCAAACCCAGCGTCATCCTTGAATGGTAATACGGTATTTAACGTATTTGTAACCGCTCAAGAAGCTTATGCGATGGTTGAACTTACTACCGCAACGGCTAGCTTTATTTATACACCACCAGGCGGACCTACCGATCCCCTGAGACGGTTGCAGTTAGGTGCATGGAAAATGGCGCAAGTACCTCGTATATTGAATGACGCATGGATATTCAATCTACGTTGCACACATTCATAATAGGAGGAATTTATGCCTTTTGCTGAACATTTCATGTTACAAGGACAGTTTACTGTTCCAGCTACACTTCCTGCTAGCGTTAACGTTAACTGCGGATTTCTTCCAACGAAAGTACAGATTAGAGATCAGACCCTATATGGTAACTTAGGAACTGGTTTCCTTACTTTACAAGATGCTTGGTGGGACTTCACAAGCCCAACCAACACAAACGGTACTAGATTAAATGCTGCGGGAACTTCATTGCTTCCTTTTCAGATTAATGCTACTCCGTCTGTTTTGCCACCTCCTCCAGGTATTACCCTGTATGATGGCACAAAGAGTATCTTGAATGGACCTGCTATTGTCGGTACAACTATTGTTAGAGCTACTGGCGTTTTCACAACTGCAACAGCTCACGGGTTTGCTGTAGGTGATACCGTCATTGTTACTAACAACACTGTTATCAAGCAAATTGGTGGAATGATTTTCACTATTGCTACAGTGCCTTCAGCAACTTCTTTCACTGTTGTTGGTGGTGGCTTCTTATTAGTTGGCAGTAACCCTAACTTTACAGCAGACGAGACAGCATATGTTGTGAAAAAAATCGTTGTTGGTCCTTTATTCTATCCTAATAGAGTTCAGATCGACGCGGTCACAGCTGCTAATCCAATGGTAGTAACTGTTAATCCAAACCATCGTTTGACTGTTGGTCAGCAAGTTAGATTCAAAGTACCAAAAGCTTTTGGTATGGTTCAATTGGATAACTTACAAGGTGTTATTACAGCAGTTACAGCAAATACATTAACCTTCGGACCTTTGAATAGCGTCGGTGGTGTAATTGGAGCTGGTATTGATTCAACAGCATTTACGCCATTTACTTGGCCATCTGTTACATCAGTTCCGTTCACATTTGCTTATTTGGAATCTATTGGAGCTGGCCCTAGTGCTACTCCTGTGTCATA